ATGCCCGCTGCCCGCATGAGCTTGTTGAGGCCCTTTTTGGTGAGTGCGTATTTGGCCGGGGTCGCCGGGTGCGGATTGCCGTTCCTGTCCGTCCATGCGCTCTTTGCCTTTTCCTGTACATAGATTTCCCCGTCGTCGAGGTTGGTGGAAATCTGTACCGCGTTCATCACAGGCTTGTGAATGTCCGCGATCTCCGCGACGGTCTGCATGGGGACGAGGAGGTTAAACCGCTCCGCCGGATATTGCTGCGTGATTTGCAGGGTGTTCCCCCCTGTGGTCGCTAAACTGTTGCTCATTGTCAAATCCTCCTATTGCATTTGCTGTGCGAGTGTGGTACAATAGGGGTCGGTTGAGGTGCGGTTCACGTTTTCGGACGTGGGCCGTACTTTTTTTACCCCTGTTTCCTCCTGTTCTATCAGGCGGTATACCTCTGTCAGATCGCGGGTGTACCGTGCGAAGCGGTTCCCCCTGACGGCCTCTGCGATAAGCTGGGCCAGATACCATGGCTCCCGCCGTGTGCCGTCCTCGTCGCCGTACCGCTCAATAATGCGGTCGAGCTTTTGCTCTGCGCTGGCCCTTGCGCTATCCCACTCGAACGGGTCTATGGCCGTTCCGAGGTATTGCTCTGCCTGCTGGCGTAACGCGGTTGTCGTCTCCATCACCGCCTTTCTCCGCCTTTTGGGGTGTCCTCTGCTCCTCCTTGCAGTCGCACGGTTCCCCAAAATCGAGGTGCGCCCCGCAATAGGGGCAGATATTGTATTTCACTGGGCTTGTCCCTCCTCCAACAAATTTAGGCCGTCCACGGCATAGCCGCCGGATTTTCCCTCTAACTTGACAACCATCGTGCCGCAGCAGTTCCAAGGTTCAGATTTTACCGTCCAGACCTTTTCCTTGTCGGCTTTGCTGACGTGGTAGTTGTCGTTCATCGTTACTTTATCTCCCGGTTTCACTCCTCTTTCCCTCCTCCATCAGTTTGTCACAGACCATGTTGTGGACTGCGTAGAACGTGAGGCAAAATGCCGCCGCAATAATCAGCCATTCAGCCCCAAAAGCCCAGCCGCCTCGCCGGGCGAGCGCCATCGGGAGCAGGACTGCCGCCGCCAGCGCCGCCGGGATCGCCGATATTGCCAGCTCTGCCGCGAGCAGCACCGTCCACGCAATAATCAGGTTGCGCCGCGCCTGCCGTTTCCTGCGCTGTATCTCCACTCTTGTCACCGTTTCCGCCTCCTATCGGTAGAATTTGTGGCCGCCGCACTCAAAGAGAAATTCGAGGTTCTGGCTGTGCCAGCCGTCCTTTCCTCCGCTCTCGAAGTACAAGGCCCCGCCGCTTTCGTCCCAGCCGTCCAGTACGAGGGCCAGCGCCTCCCGGCACCCGTCGTCCGGCTCCGTGGTGTAGTACCTGCCGCCCGGCACCGCCGGGGTAAACTGCCGGGGCTGGAATATGACCTCCTCAATCGTGTCGGGGAATGCGTCGCTCCAAACCCGGTTGAGGACTACCAGCATGACGAGCGCCTTTCCCTCGACGCTTTCGCCCTCTGCCTCCGCCATTGCAATCTTCATCAGCATTTCGCTGTCCTCGCCGTCCCAATCGCGGCTATGTATCATGCTCTGGTAGGGCTGTGCCGTCTCCTCCGGCTCCGGCGCGGTCGTGTCCGTATGGAGGGCCGCGTCTGCGGTGATCTCCGGGGCCGTGGGCTGTGGCTCCTCCGTCGGCACCGTGAATATGACGCTCCGGCGCTCTGTCTCTGCGGCCTCTTTCGGCGTGGCCGCTGCCTCCCGTGCTATCGCCGTGACCGCCCCCAACGCGAGGGCTGCCATCACCACAAGGGTTACAGCAATCGGAGGGTATCTCCGCATCTTGTTCCTGTTCATACTTTCCGGCTGCGGCTGCTGCGTTGAATTGACGCTGTGCCTGCGTTGCTATGCGCTTGAGTATCCGATCTACCTCGCAAGCCGTCTTTCGGCAGTAGTTGTCAGCAATTTTTATCTGGGCGTTCCCAATCTGGAACTCGCTGACAACATTCGCCACAACCATCTCGCACCTCCTCGTTAGTCGAATTTTCCGAGCCTCGCTGCCCTCTCAAGGACGGCGAGGTTTTCGTCTGCCCTCCGGCGGAACTCCAAGAGCTTGTCCCGGAGCTGGGGTATGAGCGGCTGCTCGCTTGCTCCCACCTCCCCGTCCTCCATCAGGAGCGATAGCTGCCGTGTAAGCTGCTCCATCTCGTAGACCGAGTTTTGCAGCCGTATGAGCGCCCGCTCCGCTGGCATTTGGGGTATCTCCCGGCAATCGCGGCCCAGCGGACACTCGTTGACGCAATACCACGCTCGCAGCTCCGGCTCGTTGTATGCGTCCGCCATGAGCGCCACGACGATGTTTGGCGGCCTTGTGATGTCCAGCTCGTATTTCTTGAGGCTGTCCTCCGTCACGCCAGGGAGGTAGTCGATGGCTCCCGCCCTCGTAGAGAGCTTTTCGTTCCACTTTGCCGCCCTCATTCGTGCCTCGAAATACCTATTACCGCAGGCTTTTGTGGCTTGCCTCGCCATTTATTTTCACCTCCCTCTGCGGTAAAATTATTACAGGTCGAGAAAAGAGTTTGACGCTTACAGCGACGACGCTTTGCGGTCTCTGTGCCTTTTGTGTCTCCATCAGCGTCATTCGCTGGTAAAAAAATTTAGCGACGCACGGGAAAGCTGTTGTCGAAGATGTCGTCCCCGTAGTAGTTCAGCGCCCGCTTGATACGCAGGGCCAGACGCAAGGACGGCTGTTTCTCTCCTGTCTCGATCTGCGAATAGTGGCTGCGGCTCGTCCCGACCGCGCTGCTGAACGCCTGCTGGGTGTAACCGTTGGCCTCGCGTAATCGCTGTAACTTGGCTCTCATGCTAATGTCTCCTTTCTGTTTGTCTCTATCAGCGTCATCTATCCCCTATTATAGTTCCTATTTGGGGCAAAGTCAACACTTTTACAGAAATTTATTTTTCTAATGACGCTTTTAGGGGCAAACTCTACTCAAACCGGGGCAAATCTGCTATAATAATTTTTTGGAGGTGCTTATCCATGCAAAAGTTTTCCACCCGCCTGATCTCCCTGCGCAAAGAGCGCGGCCTATCGCAAGAGGAGCTGGCCCAAATCGTAAACAAAACCCGCTCCGCCGTCTCCGGCTATGAAATCGAGGACAAGGAGCCACCCTTTGACGTGCTCTGTCTCTTTGCGGAGTATTTCGGTGTGTCCACCGACTACCTGCTGGGCCTCTCTGACGAGAGAAATAACGTCGAGCAGGTTTTCTATAACGACCGGGGCAATTTCGAGCGCCACTTCAAGGCCATGTCTGCGGAGCTGCGCCCCGTCGTTGCCAAGTGCTTTGACAGCTTTTACCTGCTGCTGGGCCGGGATATGCAGCTCTCCCGCCCGGAGCGCCTGCAAGTCTATCAAGAGCTGTTCCAAACCCTCCAATCCCTCCGGGCTGGTATCCGCAAGGCTGTGGAGGCCTCTGGCGGGGCCATCACCGACCCGCTGGCCCTCTCCGAGCTGATGGCTATGCAGAGCCAGCTCAAGAATGAGGTCTGCGCCCTGCTGGACAAGCTCATGCAGGCGGATATGGAGATCGCGTTTCGGCTAAAGAAAGACGCGGGGGCCGGGTCGTCCGAAAAGTCGGCAATGTGATCTATGTGGATTTCCGCCCCTCCCCGTGAGGGGCGTTTTCCGTGGAGGTGATACCCATGCAACCGTACTGTATCTACCTGCGCAAGTCCCGCGCCGACATGGAGGCCGAGGCCCATGGAGAGGGCGAAACGCTGGCCCGCCACGAAAAGCTCCTGCTGGAAGTTGCCCGGCGCGGCCCCTACAACGTCACCCAGATTTACCGGGAAGTCGTCTCCGGCGAGACTATCGCCGCCCGCCCCGTCATGCAGCAGCTCCTCCAAGAGGTCGAGCAAGGGCTGTGGGAGGGCGTTCTCGTCGTCGAGGTGGAGCGTCTGGCCCGTGGCGATACCATCGACCAGGGCATCATGGCGCAGACGTTCAAGTATTCCGGCACCAAAATCGTAACCCCCCTCAAGGTCTACGACCCAAACAACGAGTACGACGAGGAGTATTTCGAGTTTGGCCTTTTCATGTCCCGCCGGGAGTATAAAACCATCAACCGCCGCTTGCAGCGTGGCCGCCTTGCCTCTGCCAAAGAGGGGAAATGGGTGTCCGGCGTGGCCCCCTACGGCTACGAGCGCGTCCGGGTGCCGAACGACAAGGGCTGGACGCTGCGCCCGGTGGAGGCTGAGGCCGATATCGTCCGCTTTATCTTCCGGCTCTACACCTCCGGCGAGGAGGAGGACGGCGGCTCTGTCAAAAGGGCTGGCACCTACTCGCTGGCGCTGCGTCTCGACAACATGGGCGTTGCGCCTCCGGGCGGTGCGTCATATTGGAGTAGCACAACAATACAGCAAATCCTCCAAAACCCTGTCTACATCGGCAAAATCCGCTGGAATGTCCACAAGTCCAAAAAGCGTATCATCAACAGCGCCGTCCGAGTGGAGCGGTACACCGCTCCGCCGGAGGAGCAAATTCTGGTGGACGGCCTGCACCCCGCCATCGTAGACGAGGCTGTGTTCCTCGCCGCCCAAGACCTCATAGCCCAAAAGGGGCCGCCGCCTGTCCAGTCCGAGAACATCGTGAAAAATCCTCTGGCCGGGCTGCTGGTCTGCGGGAAGTGTGGCCGCAACATGACGCTCCGGCCCAATGCCTACGGCGGTATGCTCCTGTGTCCGAGCCGCGTCTGCGACAACATCGGCTCCAAGTACGAGATCGTGGAGGAGCGCCTGCTGCAAGCCCTCTCCCGGTGGCTCGACGACTACCGCCTCGAATGGTCTGACCGCCTCCCTACGGAGGAGCAGGCCCTTATCGACCTCAAAGAGAAGTCTATCCGCAAAGCGCAGGCCGAGGTGGAGACGCTGCGCAAGCAGCTTTCCCGCACCCACGACCTATTGGAGCAGGGTGTCTACGATACCGACACGTTTCTCGCCCGCTCCCGGTCTATCTCAGAGCGTATCAGCGCCGCCCAAGAGAGCGCGGAGGCTCTGGCTGCCGAACTGGTGGAGGACGAGGCCCGCGCCGCCAGCCGGAAAAACATCGTCCCAAAGGTCGAAAAGCTGCTTGAGGTCTACGCCGCCCTGCCCTCCGCGCAGGCCAAGAACGAAATGCTCAAGGAGGTTATCGAACGGGCCGAGTATGTCAAACTCTCCCGCTCCGGGAAGAATGGCCCGTTTGACAATTTCGAGCTGGTGGTGTTCCCCAAGCTCCCCCGCGCTATCGGGGAATGAAAAAAGCCGTCCAATTCCTTTTGGGCGGCTTTTCTTTGTGATAACCTTGCAAGTATGATATGTAACTCCTGCAAGGTTATCACAAATGAGCCTTAAATAAATTGCGCCCGGCTGTCCTGCGAAAATCGCCCTGCGCAAAAGCCCAAAATCTGATATGCCCGTGAAATCCTCCCAGCCGCCGCGTCAACGGCGTGTCTGAGTTCCGGGTCTGTGATGGTCTGCAACACGCTCTTGAAATGCTCCTCCGCCTCCGTAACCTCCGGCACGTCGAAACGCTCCGCAAGCTCCTCTGCCCAATCCCCCTTTGCGATACTGCGCAGGAAATCGGTGTTCTGCTGCCATGCCTGCTCCGGCGTGGGCGGTGGCGGCTGAGTGTGCGTAAACCATCGGGCGTAAAAGTCGTCCATTTGTGATACCTCCCTCCGGGGGCTTTCTTTTCCGTGTTTTCTTTCTCTACTCTCCTTTCCTTTACTCTCCTATACTATACTTTACGGCTTTCTGCCGCCGTAAATCGCATAGGCGCGGGGTTGCGCGGCCTGCGCTCTCCGCAAACTCTGTAGCCGCACCGTTTTCTCCCCGCAAACCATCGGAAACACGTCTTTCTGCCTCCCGAAATGATTTTGTGAAAATCCCGGAAATTTGATTTTTCGGGATTATTTTTGTGCCGATTTTGCGAAAATGCTGGCCCCCGCAGGAAATTCCTGCGCCATTTCGGGGATTTCCGGCCCTTTGCGCTCCGCAAAGATACGCAAAGCGTCTTTTGTCCCGCTTGCGTCATACCAAACCCCGCAAACCTCGCTGTAGTGGAGTTTCTGTTTCCGCAGCCAGATAGCTTTCACAGCCAGCTCCACCATGTCGCTGTCGCACTGGCTCACGATGTCCTCCGGGGTATATCCGATGAAAAAACTCCCGTTGTAGAGGTTTCCCGCCAGCTCCACGAGGATTTTCTCTCCGCCGGAGAGCGCCATGCGGAGCATAGGGCCGAAATCGAGCCAGCCGTGGTGAATGTACTGCTGCACCCGGTCGTAGACGCTGGGGAGGCCCGTGAGTATGTAGAGGCTGGCCCCAAAGTCCACGTTGACCGTGCCGTTGTCTCTGATCGCCCCGGCTGCGTGGAGGGCGCTCTCAAGCCGCTCCGCGTGGCCCTTGTCAATGATAATCATTCCTGCGCCTCCTCCATGTCAATGCGGTGCATCTCCCGCTGCCGCTTGATGTAGTTCTCCGCCCGGTACGCCTCAAGCTGATTTTTGTGCGTTGCCAGCGTCGCCGTGCCGCCGTAGGCCTGCGTGATAAAGCCGTACCTGACCGCCAGCTCCATGACCTCGTTCCAGTGACCGTCCAGCTCCTTGAGCTTGTCCATGTTGACTTTCATGCTATCCCTCCTCTGCGAGTTTCTTCATCAGCCGCAAAACGGTGTCCGCCTTGCGGAATGCCTCGACCAGCTTACCCTCCGTGGTGTCCGGGCTGCCTGCCGTGGTGTACCCTGCATAGGCTACCTGCGGGGTGTCTCCCGGCCCGTAGAAAAAGCACATATCCAGCGTGTCGCAGAACATATAGCTGTTCTTCACGGGGAACTGCTGCCCGGTCTGCATAAACCGGACGGCAATCTTTTCTGCCCACGTCTGCGCCTCTTTCCGGCGCTCAATCCGGCGGATATGGCTATCAATCCCAGCCTGCTTGCAGGCTGCGGCGATAAGCTCCGCCTGTTTCTCTGGTGTCATATAGCTATCCTCCTTTTGCAGTGTCCCGGCCCAAGAATATGCCGGAGTATACCCGCCCGTCTATGGTGTAGTGGTAGTAGCGGTGTCCCGCCTCGATGTCCTCCGCCCGGGCGGGAACGGGCCGGAGCATGAGGGGGTACGGGCCTACCATGACGATGTACTCGCCTTTTGGAACGAGCCTTTTCATCCACGGCTCCGGCCTCTGCGCCGGGCGGGTGCTGCCGTCGAAACAGCACTCCGCCACAATGCCCTCCGGCGCGAGGTCGAATAGGCTCAACTGCTCACACACATTCCGCCGCCTCCCCCGGCAGTCTCCGCGAGGGGTCGAACTCTTTGCCCTCCGCGTACCCCTGTGAATAGGAGCGGTGGTCGATAGTGTCCTCTGTCCGTGCTTTGAAGTCCTCTTTTCCGAGGTGCCGGGAGGCCTCCTGTACCTCTTTCGGCATAACCAGTACAAGCCCCCACTCGTCGCGTTTCTCCTCGTCCTGCCGCGCAAGGGCCGTCTGAATGCCTCTGGCAAAGCCGTAGCCATAGCTGTCGCGCTGCTGCCTGACGTACCACGGATAGTAGCCTGCGCACTCTTTCTCGACGGCCTTTACCCCGGCCCTGATGCAGTCCACCGCATACTTGAAGATCGCCACGCAAATCTCCACGTCGTCCTCAAGGCCGATAAATCCGATGGTCTGCGTCTGGCGGCCCTTTGTGTGGGTTCTGTACCCCTTGCAGCAGTAGCTCTCGCCAATGACGGCAGAGAGGCCGCAAATCCACGGGTCGCGCCGCTTGCTACAGGTGATGTCGGTGAGCGTGTTCCTGACGGCCTGCCTTTCCGCCTCGCCCAGCTCCGCCTCCGTGAGCTTGTGCCTTGCCATCAGCTCGCGGGCCTTGAGGAGCGCCGCCCGCGCCTCGTTCTCGTTCGGGCTTTCTGCCAGCGCGAGGAGGTGCCGGATTTTCCCCTTGATGTCTGTCGGTTTAGCCATGCTGTTCTGCCTCCCTCCGCGCCTCTGCAAGGCGTTTCTCAAATCGCTGCTGCCTGTAGGTTTTCTCGACGCGGTTCGTGTTCTCCCCCTCGAAACAGTAGCCGTCGAACTGCCAGCAGCCCCCGCCGAGGTCGTGGAACGTGATGTAGGTCGGCCTGTGGCTGCCGCGCTCGTCCTGCTCATGGCTGTGCGGCTCCCCGGCCTGTGTGCAGGAGGCCCGGAGGAGGACGGGCGGGACGCTGTTGACGAAATACTCCACCATCTCCTCGTCCACCGTGTCGCCGGGGAAACAGTAGTCCTCGAACGTCGGGAGGCCGCTCTGGTGCCAGCCCTCGTAGGTCTTGACGGGGTATCTGTCGGTGATCTTCCTGCGCTCCGCCTGCACCAGCTCAAGGATTTCCACCTGCTGCTCCGGCGTGAGCCGAACGTCGTCCCCATTGCCGCAGGGGAAAACCTTGATACCGCACAGGAGCAAATCGACGTTCACCACGCAGGTCGTTATGTACTGGCCCCGCCTGCTGATTTCGTACTCGACGACCTCTCTGCTGTCGCGTGAGCCGCGCAAATACTTGTAGGGTGTCATTTACTATCCCCTCCCCATGATGGTCGTGCAGGCTCTCTGAAAGCCTCTGAGGAGCCTTGCGTCTGCCTGTACCTGCTCCATCGTGTAGCCGAGCGCGTCCAGCGTGTCCTCGCTGTCCCCGGTGTAGCCGTACTCATGGTCTGCCAGCTCCGCGAGGAACATCTGGTAGATGAAGTCGTCCCCGGTCTTGTCCTCTGCAATGGCCGCCGCCATCTCCGCGCTGTGGCGCTCCGTCGTCTGGTGCAACAGGTCAGCGTCCTTTTTCTGGACGTATCCGCCGCCGGGAATGCGGAGAATCTTGTCGAGGTCTTTCTCTGGGTTGAGGCCCCAGCCCCGCATCATCTCGTCGAACTGTTTCTGGCTGAATGCGAAGCCGAGGGGGAGGGCGTTGAACTCCTCCTGCTGCTTCTGGCGCAACTCCGAGTATTTGTTCATGGTGCTGTCTCCTTTCACTTGTCGAACTCCGGCATGGTGCCGATAATGTCCTTGATTCGCTTCTCGCTGACGCGGTAGGGCTTCCTCCGGGTGGTGTTGTCGTTCATGATCTGCGTGTAGACCATCAAAGGAAGCTCAAAAAGAGCTGTGCAGCGGGGGTAAAGCCGGACGGCCTGCCTCCTGACCTCTGCGTCGATTTCGTCACGTCTCGTCACGGTTGCACTCCTTTTGTCTCAGTTTAGAGCGGTGGAGCGTTGGCCCTCCAATGCAATCCCCACCGGGGAATCGGTAAATTCCACAAACAAGGCCGTCAACAAGCGGCTGAATATCCACGAGCCTCCCTTCATACTCCCCGTGCATGATGGCCTCCGGCGCTCCTGCCGCCAAATACCGCTTTGCATATTCAGTCATGGCCGCCCTCCTTGAGATATTTCTCCTTCATGGCTGCGTGGAGTTTCGGGAGTGCCATGCCGCCCTCGGAGAAGCCCCTCTCAAGCTCTGTGCAGCGGTGTTTCGGGTAGTACGGGTAACCGTACTTCCAGAGGGTTTCGTTCCAGTCGAGTAGGATGCTCCCGTCCGGGCAGCGGTAGACGACGTACTCCCCCACCCTTTTCTCCGGGGTCAGCTCGTAGCTGGCCGCCTGCTCCGGGGCGAGGGGCCGCTGGTAGTCGATGTACCCCCACGCCTCACGGCCAATCTCCTCGCAGTAGGTCTTGCCGTCGAAGTTGGTGATCGTCTCCTTGCCGTCCTGCCGGGGGAACGTCCCCGGCCCTACCGGGCGCTGTGTGCTGTAGTATCGCATTACCATTCCTCCTCCCCGTCGTCCTCCGCCTCCTCGTCCATCCGGCGGTAGTATTCATCCTCCTCGTCCTCGTCGTCAACGTCCTCGTCGTTGTTGCGGTAGTCCAACATATCCTCGCTGTTGGCCGTGGTTTTCAACTCCGGGTGCTCCTCCAAATAGGCCAGCACCGCCTCCTCAAGGGCCTCAACAGCCGCATCGTAGGTGCTGTCGTCATAGATGCCCCACATATTCCTGACGGCCTCTCCGACCTTGCTCCCGGCCCTCTCCATGAGGTAGCGGGCCGCCGGGTTGCAGGTTTCCTTGCCGTACCCCACACCGACGTGATCGCCGTCGTTCCAGTTGCGGTATCCGATGCGGGCCGTCGCCCGGACGATCTCTCCGGCCACGGTGTCAGCCTTGCCGGAGCCGGGCACCAGCTCATTGAACAGGGCGTTGATGCGCTTCTCTGCGCTCTCCCGCTCAACGAGCGTCTGAATGAGGTCTGCGCAGGCCGCCATGCGGTCATGCTCATTGCCGTGCGTCCACTCGGTAGCGGTGTCGCCGTTCATCTGTTCCTGCATCCACGCGAGCAGGATTTTCGCCTCTTTCCTCGGAAACTTCATTGTACTTTCCTTTCTCCCCGTCCCGCCGATAGGTCAGCGTCCCATATCGGGTATTATTGAGACATCTCCTAGGATGTGCGCCCCGTTTCGCGTCATCCTGTGGCAAAAAAAGAAGCATCCTCGTCCGAGCGACGGCCTGTGTAGGCGCTGGGCGTATCATACTGGCCGCTCGGCCAGTATTTGTCTGCGTCCGTGGTGTCTGCCACTACAAGGTCGAACTTCCTGTAATCTTCCATCAGCTCTTCCCGCCGGGCCGCTTCCTGCGGTTTTTCATACTGTGCGAAACTAATGCAGTTCTTGAATTTCCGCGCCGCATTGATGATCTTCTTGTCGTAATCGTATTCAAGCAACGACATTGTGCAAAGGAAATCCCATGCGCTCTTGATTCCGTCGATCTTGTGGCATACCCGCCGAAACTGTTCCCGCTCTTCCGCGTTCATCCAAGTTTCCCCGGCTTCCTGCGCCAACTTGTCCGCTTCCTGCTTAAGCTGATATTCCACGGTTCCCGGAAGTTCCGCCCGGTATGTTTCCCGGTAGTCCTCTTCCGCCCGCTCGTACAGTTCGTCAAAGGAAATTTCAACTTCACCGTCATAAACCGGCGTGTCGCCGTATTCGAGGCGGAAGTTGTCAATCAGGCCGTTTGCGTCGTAGGTAACGAAAATTCGGATTGCGCCGTCCTGCGTCCAGAAGTTATAACCGCATGAATCGCTGCAAATAATCGCTGCCGCCTCCGCCTGCTTCGGAATCTCCTTGGTGTTGATTTCCTCATAGGGGAAAATCCCGAAATACCCGCCGCACTTTGTGTAAATGCTGGCGCTGCAATCCTCGTCGCAGCAGAGCTGCTGGGTCTTATCGCTGCGGTCGCGGTAAACGGGGTTTTTGTAACCGTCCTCCGCACTGTACCACTCGACCGTTCCCCAGCCGGGCTTTGTGGCCTGCTTATAAGCGTCCGTCTTGAGGGCGAACTTGTAAACCGGGATGCTGGCAACCGCTGTTACGATGTAGCGGATTTCGTTCTGTTTCTTCATTGTAGATTCCTCCCTATTTGCTCTGTTTCGGAGAACTCCCTTGACTGCAACTCAATTATAGCCCCTATATGGGGCAATATCAACCCTTTTTCACAAATTTCTTAAAAAATTTTTGTGCAGGTTGCACAAGCTGTTGCTCCATATCGGAGAGGTCACGTCCTGCCGTGTCCGTGACCTCTCCTCTCCGCTTTAAGCTGCGCACTTGCAGCGGGTGAGTTCCGTCTGCTTTATCCCCTTGTAATCATTATGGGCCTTGACCGTCCCTTTGATGGTCTTGATGCCGTCCTCAACCCAGCTCGAAGTTTTCCACGTGAAGATGTTCCCAGCTTCATCGGTGATCTTGTAGAGCTTAGTGTAGCCCCACTGCGTCTCCCATCCGGTGATGCAGGTGATCTCCGCAACCTTGAACTCTACCCGGCTCCCGACGCTGCCTACCCACTCCGAGACCTGCGCCGCTTTTTCCAGCCTGCGCCTTTCGTCCTTGCGGGCCAACTCCCGGTTATATGTCGGGAAAAGACTGGCCGTGATCCCGAGGTGCTTTCCGCCGATGTAATCCAGCGCACAGACCGTCTTGAGGTTGTGCATATAGTTGTTGCTCTCCTGCTGTTCCGTGAGCCATGCAAGGGCTGCCGCCGTCTCCGCTGCTGCCTCCGGGGAGGCCGCATCAAACCCGCTTTCCTCGATTTCATCCAAGAGTTGCCTGCGGAGCTGTTTGTCCGTGACGCTCGTATACCCGCCGTGCAAGAGGGTGAAATACTCCGTGGCCCGCGCCCGTGTGCTCCGCACTCCCTCGTCATTGTACTTCACATACCCGAAATGGCGGATGGTTTCAGCGACATACCGCAGCCACTCCTCCGTCTCGATGTACTGCTCAAAGTGGCACCCCTCGTAAGGCTCCTCCCCCTCAATGAGATCGTCGAACGCTGCTATGTACTGCGCAACCGCCGCCGCGGCCGACCTGCTTGAACTCCCCCGTCTCCTCGTTCATCACGATATAGGTGTCTTTCCGCGCCCTCCGGCTGTTGCAGTGCTCGCACACGGGCCGTCCCGTGTAATACCGCTCCGGCACCTCAATGTCGCAGGCCCGGTTGATGATGTTCCCCTTGCTGGTGTGCTCTACGGAGGCGATAAACCGCCAGCCGCTTACGACGGCCACTCCTTCCGCCTCGACAATGACAAAGCGGGCCGTGTAGGTGCAACCGTTGTCGTCCTTGAGTTCCCGAAACTCCTCTCCGACCTCCTCATAGCGGAAGTCGCAGCCGTACTTGCGGCACTTGTTCTGAATGCGGTTCAGCTTCTTTTCCAGACGCTCCATGTTCCCCTCATAGATAGCGTACCTGATCGCGGTGCTTTCGGTCTGCTGTTCGGTGGTGGCAGGTTGCAATGCCGCCATGGTAACGACCCCCTCCGCCTTTCGCACAGGGGCCGCGCCGCTGCTGTCCAGTCCATGCGGCTCCCCTTTTTCAATGAGGCGGCAAATGCGCTCTGTCAATGCGGTGTGTTTCTTGCCATGCCGCCAGACGTGCAGGTGGGCGATCTCGTGAGCGATAACCTGCTCCAAGGTCTCCGGCTCAACCTTCATGTAGGGCTTTTCAAGGGCCAAAAAGCACTCATGGATGAAAAACTCGTCGATGGTGATACGGAACGGAACGGGCCTCCCTGTCCCATCATCCTCCGCCCAGCAGATGCCAAGCGCCTCTTTGTTCGTCCCGGTGAGCTTTTCATGATTCATAGGCTCGATGGGGACGCGGACGTTTACGGAGTATTTGACTTTCGCCACGGTGTCGTGGAAGAACTTGATCTCCTCCTCGGTAAGGGTGGAAGCGGTGTCGGAAGTGGTCTCGTCGGCGCTGGGAGCGGAGGCCGCCTGCGCGGTCTCCTGCTCCTCGCTCTCCTGCTCCGGAGCGCAGAAGCGAATATACAGATACCAGTGTCCCTCGGCGTACTCGATTTCGTCGTTCTCCTCGGAGTAGCGGCTGGCGCAGTGAACTTCCTCGGCCTCGATGTAGTAGGCACCCGGCACATTCATCATGCCAGCGGCGACAGCTTCGACACTCTCGTTGAGATTGTTCGTGATGGCGCTGGCCTCGCCCTCGTCAATCTTGGCGACCTCACGAGCAAGGTCTTTCAGCGCACCCTTGAGGGTCTTGTTGCGGCTGTAGCCGTCGAGGTTAATCATGCCGTTGCGCTTCTCAATCTGTACGAATGTCATTGTCGTTTCCTCCTGTGCTCCGTATCGGGTAGCTGTCTTAACTGTACCCTTATTATAGCCCCTATTTGGGGCATTGTCAAGCATTTTGCACAAATTATTTTTGAGAAATTTGTAAATATTGCACAAAACTGTCAACCACCGTTTCCAGGCAAAAAAATAAAGCCCCTCCCCCGGATTTCTCCG